GCCCTTCATCATGATCGTCTTGAAGCGTTTGACCTTGTTCTGCATCAGAGCTTCCATCATGGGGCTCATTGACTTAGGAATAAAGTCAGGTACTTCTTCTTCTTGCGGGGGCTCGGCCCCAAGCAGTGTCTGGATTTGCTCGTANGTGAAAGGCTTGGTGCTCNCGTTCCATACCTCAACAGGCTTGGGCTCAAGATTCTTTTTCACGTTCATCGAGCNGGGCACACGCAGAACACGCGCAGCCTCAAACACTTTGTCGTCAACGATAAGCCCATGCTCTTTGCACAGTTGCTTGAGTCGTTTGGCCAATGGCTCCCATTCCTTGCGGGTCAGGGTTTCTTTAATCAGCCAGTAGGCGTGAATGCCGTTGCCGGAGTTCACTAGGATTGGTTGCGGTAAGCCGACGGCCTTGCAAAACTTTTGAAGTTCCTCCAGCCCTGTCTGCTGGTCTAGGTAGCCTTCAATCTTTCCTTTGTCGTTGGGTNCNCCTTTCGTCGGGCCGCAGTCAATATCTAACCACAGTGCGCGAGTAGCGATTACGTTGTCGTGTGTTCGGTTATTCAGCGGCCCAAATTTGGAGCAGCCAAAATACACATTGACATTTTTACCAATGAACTCTTGAATGATTGTTTCGGCTTCTTCTCTTGTCTCCGCAAAACGCTGGTCTACGTAACTACCAATCCCTACTAAACAGTACCGCCCTTCCGCAGGCAATACGGTATCTAGAAGGTCGAAGGACATTTTTTAACCCAATTTCTTTTTCACACTTGCAATGTATTTGTCGATCTCAGACGTGAGCTGCACTCGGGGGACAACGTCCCCTTTGAACCAGTTGTAAATCGTCATGCGGCTGACCGCAAAATGGCCAGCCACTTGAGTCACAGGAACTCGTGCNTTGATGCAAACACGNCCAAGGGCGACACCAATGTTTTTGGNGCTGGCGCGTTTGTTCGCCTCAACCAAATCAAAGCTGTACCCTTGTGCCATGCTTACTCCTCGTCAGACCAAGCTGCGACCACAGAGGACAAGTCCTTTTTAGCAGTCGGAGTCGGTTCAGCCTTCTTGCCTTCGCGCTTGGTCGGCGCGGCTACTTCAGGCTCGGCTTCGGCTTTGGGGGCTTGGGCTTGAGGAGCGGGTGCGGCCAGTTGCTTGTGGGCGGTGTCGGCTTGGTAGGGCGTCATCACAACCAGCTTTTGAACTTCAGGTTTTGCAGCCACTTTGGAAGTGACAGCGTATTGCTGCTGGTTGATGAAACGCGCAGGGGTGAACAACACGGANTGGTTGTCGTTGTCTTCGTTGAAGCTCATGGTCGTCACAACGTAGTCCAAGCTCTTGCCGTTGTTGGCCAAATACTTGGTGTAGTTGCTGAACGTATGGGCGTTGTCCGTAGTGCTATCGCCGAACAATGACTTGGAAGCCAAGTTCATTTGATAGACCTCGCCTTCAAGCGATGTACCGAAGTCCTCGACCAGCACGAGTGCCAGACGTTGGGAGTAGCGGCAGGCTTTGGAATTGCCTTGGCCCGAACCTTTGATGTTTTGTTGGCAAGAATCGCAGCGATCAGATTGGGGGTTAGCCGAACCAGCGTCAGGGCCTTGGCCATCGTTNGAGAAACAATCGGGTGCAGTCGGCTCAGAGTCGGGTGTCCACTGCTTTGCGTAGAAGATACGACCGACTTTGGGAGAAGCGCTCACGATGATCGCGTCCAAGTTGCCTTTGACCTTGCCCATTTCTTCGCCGCCGACTACCTTACGGAANATGCCGTTTTTGGGCACGATACGTTTGACTCCGCTACGGCCAGCGAGTTGCTTTGTCAGCTCACTAACGCCTGCTTGTTGCAGAAAGTCGGGGAGGTCTTGATTCAAAATTGTGAGGTTGCTCATCTTAATTTCCTTTGGAACGTCTAACTACCACGGTGAACTCGTTCTCCACATTGAGGCCAATGGGTTGAACATCTGGATTCTCNGAGAGAAACTCTTTCATGTTTGTTTGATGAAGTCGTTTCTCCAGCAGGCCAAACGCATCGTTCGTTTTAATGAACTGATACATCGAATCCCAATCGTTTGTCCAGTACCGTGACTTGACGGAACGAACGATAGTGCCATGTGGGGTGCGAATGCTTGAGGCATTCATTTCTTTACAGGTTTCAAGCATTTCATTGCCNAGCACTTGAAGTTGCTCATCCAACTCGGCTACCTGTTGCTTGTACTGTGATGTGAGCGCGTCTTTGGCGTCACGGATTTTGAGGTAGACCTTTGCAAGGCCGTCTAGGTTTGGAGTAGAGGGCGCTTCGCCCTGAACTTCTTCGTTCACATCTGACATTTGTTAGCTCCAGTTGGTTGTTGTGTGAGGGACTATACCACAGTTTTTGACATTGTCAAACTGTTTGTAATTTATTTTCTAAAATTTCTTCGCGGTACAAGTCAATGATCTCGTTGTGGTTTGAGACATTGGTGCGCAGCAGCTTGTACAGCTTTGACTCCACACTGCTGCCCATGATATGCACGATGGTCATTGGGTTGACTTGGCCGGGTCGGTCNATACGCGCATTGGCTTGCAGGTAGGTCTCCACGCTGGTGCAGGGAGCGTACCAAATGATTGTGTCGGCGGCAGTCAGGGTAAGCCCGTGGGACGCAGCTTGCGGCTGAATGATAAGCACCTTGGGGTTGGGCTGCGATTGAAAAATCCTAACGATCTCGGCGCGGCGATTGGGGTTGACTGCACCGTTAATCACATCACACGCAATGTTGTTCTTTTCCAAATGCTTTTGGAGTAACTCGATGGTGTGCGTAAACGGCACAAACACCAACACCTTGTTGCTTGTCTCCTCGATGACTCCTGCACAGCATTGAGTCGGTTGTTTGCATCGAAGTCCACCACCTCGCCAGCATCGGTGTACACCGACCCGCATGAGATTTGCAGCAGTTTGTTTACCTGTGCGGCGGCGTTGACCGCAGAGATTTCCTCCCCCGCTGCTTCAATGAGTGCTTGCTTAGCCAGAAGCTTGTAGTACCCCAGTTGCTGCGCGGTCAAAGGCACATGGCGGTCAATGAACGTCACAGGTGGTAGGTCAAGGCATTGGCTCTTCTCAAACCGAATGGCTGGCTGCAAGATGGTGTGGACGATGTGCTTGGCCTCGGGGCGCGGAACCCACCTGTACATCCCCACCTTTGTCATCACGGAGTCCCTGAACTGGCCGAAGAACGGGGGGACCCCCTTTGAGTTGACCAACTTTGCCAGTCCGTAAGCATCCACAGGCGATTGCGCCGCCGGTGTACCTGTGAGCATCCACAAGCCCTTGATAACTTTTGTTAGGTCGCGCAAATCTTTCCAGCGCTCGGTGCGCGGGTTCTTGTAGGCAGAGGCTTCATCGACCACGATCAAATCAAAGCCGCCAGCCATGATCTCTTGCTTGACGATGCCGACCCCATCGAAATTGATGATGACGAACTCGGCTCCAGCGTTGATGATCTCTTTACGTTTCTTGGCCGCGCCGTAGGCCACAGAGACCGTGCGGTGCATAGCGAACTTGAACAAGTCCTGCTGCCAAGAAGCCTTCATGATCGACAACGGGCAAATCACAAGCACTCGGCGAATCAGGCCAAGCNGCATCAAATAATCCACTGACCAAATCACTGATGCGGTCTTACCCGTACCTTGCTCGTTGAAGCAAAAGGCTTTACGGTTGCCAATCAAAAACTCTGCTGTTGTCTTCTGATGCTCGAACGGTGTGAAGCCTAGGGGTCTAGGCCAGTTGTATTCTGATAAGTTCATTTTTTCTTTGGNTTGTTCACCTTGACGGTGTGGTCTGAGTTGCGGCTAAACGAACGGTTGGCACTGGGCGCTTTGAGTTTAAGGTTCGACTTAGCGTTACTTCCGCCTTTGCTGAGGGGAACCACATGGTCGATGTCTTTGCCAGTACGGTCAATGCCGCGTTTGTCCATCTCGTTTCGGGCGCGTTGGCGCTCCATTCTTGTCTCATGTTCACCTCGTTCAACTTGCTGTTTGTATTCTTTTTTGTAGGGTCTAGGTTTGTTCACGTAAGGCATCTGGTAATTCCTTTCCAATCATGTGGGTGTTTAAGTCTTTTGCGGTCAAGCCGAACTCCTCGGGTGTTGCTTCCCACAGGGGTCTGCGGTCTTCTTCCTCGATCACACGCAACATCTTACCGACTGCCAAGCTAACTTCCAAGAGCATATTTTCTTTTTGCTTTTGAAGTTCTTGCGCCATCACATCCCTCACAACGCTACGAACCAGCTCCCCCGCTACCTCGCGCACACGGCGCTTGAGTTCGTTTTCTAAGATCAGCGCGGTATCGGTTTCTTGGTTTGTCATTTCATTCATGGTTAGCTCCGGTTGTACTCACATTGTTTCACCGCACAGAATTTGCACAGTGGGCCTTGTACGGGGTTCCATACCCCGTTTTGTAATGCTGCTTCGATACGCGCAACGTCTTGCGCTGGCTTCTCCATATATTTAGGAATCATCTCCCGGTGGTGCTNGGCTCTTACGAATTCTTTGCTCACCACAAAGACCAAGCCAGACTTCACCCGTTGAATCTCGGGAAACTTGGCGAAGATGCCGACTGCCACAAGGTCAAGTTGTTTGACGTCCGCGTACCGTGCGCTCTTGCTGGTCTTGTAGTCCACCGAGTGTGCAAGCCCTTTGTCCTTGTTGAGCACNACCAAGTCGGCGATGCCATGCCACCACACATTCTTTGCGCTGAAGTCGCAGGCTTGCAAGTCTTTCGTCAAACCAAGTTTGACCTCGCAGTGTTTCTCGCCCTCGATTTTGTTGAGGACGTCCAGCGTACCCTTCATGTAGTCAAACGCAGGCGGCACGGGCGCACCGTCCCTTACATGCTCCTCGGCCACGGTGTGCGCTTGCTTGCCGTACAACGTAGCTTGGGTGTCAGGCTCTTTAATGTCCTTGGCTACCTTGGTGTGGTAGTACTTCTTGGGACACTGCTGAAATGTCTTCAAGCTGCTGTAAGACCAAACAATACTCATGACTTTTTCCTTTTATTCTTTGCTTGTTCCGCCCAAGTCGCCCATTTGCAGTTCGCTGGGTTGTAATTCCCATTTACGTCTTTGCGCTCTAGGGTTAGGCCTTCAGGGGCTTCCCCCATATCCGCCAAAAAATTTTCAAATTTACTCCAACGGACGCAAACCTTTATGCCTCTACCCCCGTAAGACGCCCACCGAGAGTTGTTAGGGTTTAAACACCTCCCCCGCATAGCCTGCCATATACCGTAGGTTCTATTCCTATACCCCGTTGAACGGCTATTGGCCAAGCCATGTGTTCTTGTAGCGTCGCCTAACACTTCGCGCTTTAAGCACCCGCAAGATTTTTTATTACCGCCAGTTAAATGCCCCGCTAACACCTCGCACTCGGTTCCACAGTCACACATACACAGCCAATAGCTGCCGCGAACGGATTTTTTACAAATAACAAATAAACGCCCAAAGCGTTTCGCGGTGAGTTCTTCTTTACTCCAAGCCATAGCTACCCTCCGTAACTTTTTCCGCAATGGGCTTCGCAACTTAACGGAAGCTCTAAACCCCAGCTAGGTCGAACCTTCATGCACATTTCTACGTACTCCTGCGCTTTTTCTGCTTCGTTTTCTGGAGCCACAATGATAACACTGTCATGCACGGTCATCACGACTCGGTACTTCTTGGCAACGAGCAACATCTGGTCGCCGATCACGATACGCGCTAAGGCTTGGCACACATTCTCAATCACCTTGCCGCCGTAGATGCGGTT